AATATCATCTTGTTTTTTTAAATAGCCTGCGTCTTGTGGTGTTAAACCTTTTTTAAATTCGTATTTTTTTCCTGTCTTTGTATCCTTAAAATCATAAAATTTATCTTTTATGAATTTTGAAACCTTTTTAGGTATCTTTTTAGTTTTCTTTATAGGTGCCATGTAAGAGATATAACAATTTATGAATTAAAATGTAAGAGATTATAAAAATTTTAAAATCTACCTAATCTACCAATACAAAATATAAAAATTTTTGAGTGCATAAAAGTGCATTTGATGCACATTAAAAAAGGCCTGCAAGAGATTAACCAGCAGGCCTTTTGAAATCTTGTTATTTGTCTAAAAAATCTAAAGTTTTTATAACTTCGTTTAATAGTGGTTTATGCTGGGCATACTTGCCAAGGTACTCAACAGCCTTGATATTATTAGGCTTGTTTTTAACTTTGACAAAAACCCTGCTTTCATTTGGTACAACTTTTTTAATAGGTGTGCCCTTCCTCTGTCTTTTATAGGTTTCTATTTTGTAGCCAGTGCCAAGCTTTGAGCATTTTTTAACTTGTGCTAACCACTCTGGCCAGCTTGTCGCCTGGTTGCATTGGTTGATAAAAACCTTTGAGCCTTCACCTTCATTAATTGACCAGCTTGGATAATTATTCTTTTTGAATAAATTTGTTTTTTTAAACATTAGCTAGCCCTCGCCATTGATTGCTTAAAAGCCTTCATGTGCTCATCATAGCAGTATTTATAAAAGTCATCTGCTACAGCTCCCACCAGGCCAGACTTACTGTAAATAGTGACATCATAAGAATGATGACTAACTACTTTAATTGAAAGCGTCTGGTCTAAATAATCGCCTCCATAAGTTAAGATATAACTATATTCACTGTCACCAGCTAAAGCTGAACTTAACCTATAAAGTGGCCTGTCCATATCTCCGATATAAATGCCCCTTTGTCTGGTCATCATATCTTTAATGAGTGCTGGAGCATTTACATTATTTTTAATCAATGTTGCAAGCTCATAACCCCCTTCAGATATATAGTTGTCATGATGTCTGTAAAAAACTACTTTTGTAGCTCCATACTTAATTATTACATTACCTCTAGTGCTCATTATTTGCCCTCCATGATTTCTTTAAATTCATCTAGGTCGGCTCCATCATCACTAAAGTCAGAACGACTTAAACCCAGGCCAGCTACTTCCATAGCCTCTTGGATTTCTTTTTCAGTCATGCTGTCTAAAGGATTAGTTTTTGTTTTTTCTTTATACTCACTGTCTGCCCATGTGTTGCCATTAGCTATGCAGGCTTCACCAGGTGCACCAGTTAAGCTGTATATCTTGCCAGCTTGTGGCTTGTCTTGTTTGCTTTTTGTCATTGTATGTACTCACTTTCTAAAACAGCGTAATTGGTTGATTTATATTTTAGCTACGCTGGTGTAGTAGTTATAATATAGCTACGCTGGTGTAGTCAATACATATAATTAATTATTTTTAGTAGATTAGAACTATTATAAACTAGCTACGCTGGTGTAGTTTATGCGTCTATTTCAAATCTTAAGCTTTTTAACTGTGCCATTGTCTTTGGGTCTGTTGATGATGCCTCTAATATAATGTTAGTTCCATCATTGTCAGTTATTTCTGCACCAGCTTGAAGCATAGATTTCAAGTCATTCGCCAGGCTCTCGGCTTCAATTATGGCTTCTCCGATGGTTTTAGCTTCGTTAAAATACTCTCTTGTTTGTAGTGTTAATCTGTAATTACTCATTTTATATAATCCTTTGTTTATTGTTAATATTGTTATGACTTTAATGTATTAACGCTAATCCATATTCCAAGAGGCTTGAAAAAATATATTTATTAAAAACAGATAAGAGCACACAAGCGAGCAATAAAAAAAAGCTGTTGTTTTGTGTAATAATTAAAGGTTTATGTCTGTTAAGGATGTAAAGTCTACCGACAAAGTAAGTAAAATCAATATTTACAGGCCATTATAAATAAAAAAACTGTGCATTAGTGCACCCCCTGGTCTATTTTTTGTAAATTAGGCAGGCAAAGGGGGTTATTTTTTCCTGGCATATTGCGTGACCTCAACAGAAATTTATACCAAATTATTCTATATTGGCTTTATCAAATAAAAACTCAAAGAAATCCCCAAGCTTTCGTTTCATATACTTATCAGAACTAATAACTTTTGATTTCTTTTGTTTAGTATTGTCTACTACTAAAGCTAATTTAGGCTTATGTAGTTTAAAATAGGTTTGTTCTTTAGGTGTAGGTAGCTGATTAAGGCTATCACTATCCATTAATTTACATAGATATATAATATTATTAATATTCATAATTATAAAACAGTGAAAGCTAATGCTCTCTAGTAGTTTACCTGGGGGTATAGCTAGTGTTGCACCCCATATCTAATAGTGTCCATGTGTTATTACATCCATTTATTAGATTGTTTTTTATTAAAAGGTTGTGTGTCCATAAAGGTCTCTAGTTCTTCCTTCAGGAGCTCCTGTCGTCTGTTTATATGAGCAGTCTCCTGGTCTCTGACCAGTTGGTCTGTCCAATATCTACAAGCCATTGAGAGGACATCTAATCTATCATCTATTGCTAATGAACCTTTTAATCTACCTATTCGGCTCATTTGATAAAACAATTGAAACCTTAAGGCTTTCTCTACAGAATACATTTCGTTAGAACTGTTGTAGTCTTTGTGCACTACATTAGCATCAACAATTAATCTATGCTGTTGCATCAAAGGTTCTAATGTATCTATAATTCTTTTCTCTTTAGCTTCTTGGTGTCTAATTTCTTCAATGGTGACTGGATATGTTTTGGTGACAAAAGGATGTAGTAGTTTTGTAAACATACCACCTCCATAGTTCTCCTCAACCAAGATTAAATTTACTTGTTGTTGTTTAGCTATGTTAGCAATAGTCTGAAGTGTCTTATCGGTATAACCACCGATTAAACCACCAGCATCGGTGATATAAACATTTCCATTCAGCATTTTTGCACAGCAATAACTGGTTTCGTTTTCACCTCTCCCACTAGGGTCAATAGCTAAAACTGAACCTTGGTAATCTAACCAATCACCTTGAATTTGCATCGGCCTATAATAAGCATCAGAATGCAATCCTACACAAGGAAGTTCCTCATGTTTAAGTTCTGGACTAGAAGCCCATATAACTTTCTCTGGAGCTGTCGCTGGGTTCAGTGACATAACTACCAAGTCAGATAATTTTAATGGATATTTGTCTTCATCACTAATGGATGTATCCAACATGAATTGAAGATTGAAGCCTGAAGCTCCATAACTTAATTGTCTTTTAAACAAATCTTCTTCATCAAATCTCTCTGCATCTGTAGGTTTTCCTATAATATCATCGTTCCAAGTATTTCTAATAAATGGAGCTAAAGTTTTTCCAAAGTTAGATACTTGTTTTTTTGTAGGATACCTGGCTGTCCATATTCTTTGTTTATAACCTCTTGTAGGTAAAACATTATATAAAGACATTTCAGTCTGCATAGTACCAAGAAATATTATGCGACCTTGGGGTTTAAGAATACTTTCGAACTCTTTAACTTGTTCTGAAAGTTTATCTCTCATACCCATTGTTGCAGAGTTATTAGCACTTTCTACATCGTCTGCGATTACAAGGTCGCTACGACTACCTGTTAATTGTCCTGTAATTCCCAGAGACTTCACACTTGGTGCATGACTTGCACGAGCAGGTTTTACATCGAAACTCACCTTGGATTGTCTTTGACTATCACTAGGTTTTAGGTGAGTTAAAACATCAATCTCGTTAATCAATCGTAGCGTAAATGTTGAAAAATCATCTGCTCTATTTTTAGAAGCAGATACTACTAATATATTTAATTGTGGGTTTAATAATAATTGGTGACAAACATAAGCACTTGTTATCCAACTTTTACCAACACCTCTAAACGCATTTATAATAAGTCTCTTTTCTTTAGACTGAAGATAATTAGCTATATCGTATTGTATTGCAGTAGGTCTAGGTAAAGCTAAATGTTTCCAGACTAGGTATAAGAAGTTTCTAAAATCTTTTAATTTAGTTGGTATTTGATTTTCCATGTAGAACTATTTCCTCTTCACTATTAAATGGAAGTTCATCCACTAAAGATTTAAGGGGTGAGTTGTCTGTTGGAATAGCCTCAATACCATTGTCTTTTAAAAATTGTCTTGCAACATTTAAGTCTGAAGATTTTGCTTCTGGGTCTTTTACCCTCTTCAATAATTCGTTTGTTAATACTTCGTGTAGTTCTTTTAATGTTTTTGTCATTTTCTTACGCTATCTATAAAATTGTAAACTCTGCCAAATTGTTTATCTATGTTTTCTAATTCATTTAACATCATGCTTACTAATGTTTGCATTTCTATTAATGTGACTAATACCCAGGTACTTAAAGCCATTAGTATAGTACCAAGCAAAGCTATTAAAGCTGTGTTTGTTTTTCTTGTCATACTACTTTACCTTTATTGATACCTTTTTTAATTACATATTTTTGTGTACCATTAGCACCAGTATCAACTTCTTTTCTTAAATTTTTAAATATATCTTTTTCTTTTAATTCTTTTTCAATTCGTTTTTTGAAACTTTCTAAAATTTTAATGTCTCTCATTTATTCAATTGGAAAGTCCATTCGATTATCTGGTGACTTAACATTTTTTGATTTTTTAGATTTAGGAAAATTAAAAGTAAAAACTTCATCTACCTTCGCTAGCATATTATCTAGGAAACTGAATATTTTATAAAAAAATTTATCAATCATATTTAATTTCGTTGCAAAAATAATTCATATAAAGTTTTCTTTCATCAATGGTTTGTTGCATTTCAGTAGAAAAATTTTGAATAAATTTACCTCCAGCTCCTACACATTCAGACCAACTATTAAATTCTGTTGGTAATGTTGCTGTGTTATTACAGAAGCCTGTAATTGAAGAACATATTGTAAAAGCCAAAATAAACTTCATGCTCTTCCTTGTTTGTTGTATTTTTTAAAAGAA